AAGACGACTTGCCATGGATACCATTGACTTGGAATCTGGCTCGTGGCTTTAACTATGGTACAGGTCTTGTTGAAGAATACGCAGGTGACTTCCACACATTCTCAAGTCTTAGTGAAGCGTTAGTAAATCTAAGCTCCATTGTTTCAGACATTAAGATACTAGTTAACCCTATGGGTCAAACAGATGTCACAGACTTGAATGACTCACCATCGGGCACATACGTGTACGGTAATGAGGACGACATAAGCTACTTGCAATTAGAAAAATTCCAAGACATGAACTTCTTGCATCAACAAATGGAAACCTACAGTCGCCGTATAGGGGCAGGCTTTCTATTCAACAGTGCAGTTACTCGTGATGCCGAAAGGGTCACAGCAGAAGAAATCAGAATGCAAGCCAATGAGCTTGAGGGCAGTCTAGGTGGGATATACTCTCACTTGTCCGAAGAAGCACAACTACCTATAGCAAAGAAGGTAACTAAAAACTTAGGTGAAGCATTTAAAGATGTGACACCAACTATCTTGACAGGTATGGAATCGCTATCGCGTACTTCTGAACTTGAACAAGTAATGTTATTCTTTGGCGACTTAGCCATGCTATCAGACTTACCTGAACGCGCACAAGAGCACATGGACTATAATAATATTATATCCGTACTAGGCTCGTCACGTAGAGTTCAGTACAAAAAGTTCTTACTTAGTGCAGACGAAGTAGACGCTAACAGGCAACGAAGAATTGCACAAGACAATCAAGGTGCAGTAGACGTAGCGCAAGCTCGTAGCGCATCTCAACCTCAAACCATATAGGTACACAATGGCTACCATTGAAACGAACGAAGACGGCACACCGAAGGAATCGGTAAAGCCCACAGAAGAAAACCTAACTGCCGAACAACTGGCAGCACAAGCTTCTGAAAAGCCTAACGAAGAAGTTGTTAAACCAGAAATTCCTGCCGAACAGGTAGAGAATGAACTGGACTTAACAGCAGTTCCAGAAGTAGTAGCAGAACCATTTGAAACTGGTAACGCTGCTCTGGACTCAGTAGGCGCACTACTAATCTCTAAGGACGTTGATACTAAAGTATTAGATACGTTCATGGAGAAAGGCGAATTCTCAATTGAAGAGAAAGCAGCCATCATCGAAGGACTTGGTGAAGCAACAGCTAACCTTGTATTCGACAAGTTAACTACAGAAGTAGCTAACGTAAAAGCAAAAAATGTAAAAGCACGTACAGCGACACTAGAGTATGCAGCCTCAGTATTTGAGGGAGCTGCTGTAGATACTATCTGGGAGCAAATCCAGACTTATGTACGTAACCCCGAAAACGGTTTTGATGCAGAGACTAAAGCAGAACTGTCAGGCTTGTTAAAGCAAGGTGGCATCCGCAGTAAAATGGCACTGGACTACATTGCCAAACAGTACTACTCAAATCCCAACACAACGTCCCGCGCCGATTTAGTCGCAGGTGACACTTATGTAACTGGTCAGTTTAAATCATTGTCCTCGAAAGAATACTCTACGGAAGTAAAGAAAGCTATTCGTGAACACGGTGAGAACTCTAATCAGGTACAAGACCTACGACGCAGACGAGAACTATCTCGTAATCAAGGCATTCGTTAAACCCTCAACCCTTAAGGAAAATATAAAATGGCAGATTTAATCGGCTCCACAACTGGTGATTTATCACGTCCAGGTCATCGACTTGGCTTAGACACTGGTGAAGTCAACCCACTACACGTAGAAGAGTACGGTGGTGAAGTTGAATCACGTTTCGTCAAAGCATCTTTCATGCGCCAATATGTGAAGATTAAACCAGTTCGCGGTACAGACACCGTAACTAATGACCGTATCGGCTCTACCTCTTTGCAGGCAGTCGTTCCCGGCACTCGTCCTTCAAGCTCTCAGCCTGAGTTCGACAACATCAGCGTTAAAGTTGATACTATTGTATTGGCTCGTTCTAATACAGCTTTACTGGATGACTTCCAATCTCACTACGATGTACGTGCTGAGTTAGGTCAAGACCACGGTAAAGAAATCGGTAAGTTCTTCGACGAAGCATTTATCATCCAAGCTGTTAAAGCAGCACTGATTGTAATCGGTACTGGCGCAGGTGAAACTCCGGCTCCAGAAGGTTTCCAATCTGGTACAACCGTTACATTGGCAGCAGCTAATGACGAACTCGACCCTGACAAACTGCAACGCGCTCTAGAAGACGTAGCACAAGGCATGGAAGAAAAAGAAGTTGACCTAGACGGTGGCGTATGTTTAATGCGTCCTGCACAATACTACGCGTTACTACGTAACGACAAGTTGGTATCAGCAGAGTACTCTCTGGGTAATGGTAACTATGCAATGGGCAAAGTACTGCGTTCTAATGATTTACCAATCGTTAAGACTATGCGCTTACCATCAGCAGCTATCACCAACCATAAACTGTCTAACGCAGGTAATGGTAACGCTTACAACTACTCAGCAGCGGAAGCTAAATGTGTAGCAGTAATCATGTTACCTAAAGCTCTGTTAGCAGGTGAAACTATTCCTCTGACATCTAAGGTTTACTACCACGATGTTGAGCTGCAATGGTTCATCGACAGCTACTTGGCGTTCGCCGTAACACCTAACCGTGCTGAGCACGCGGGTGCAGTATTCGCTAACTAAGCGAATCTATTGTCTTGCTCCTTCGGGAGCAGGGCAGTTATTTAAGTGCATTCCCATCCCACTCACAGCTCTCCCATGATTGGCTAGACTTGAAGACCGGAGTGTACTTAAATAATTTAAACAGGAGACACACAGATGACTCAACTGGAAGCAGTTAATTACTTACTCAGCTTGCTAGGTTCACCACCTGTGAGCGACCTGAATACTTTACATCCAGATGCAGAAGCATGTATCCAGAGACTAAGTGAAGCAAATTCAACAGTACAAGGTGAAGGTTGGTGGTTCAATGAAGAACGCAACTACATAATCCAACCAGACGTAACAACAAAAGAAATCGTAGTACCCTCAATAACAATGGAAGCTCAGTGTACATCACACTTCCAAACTGTTCTACGCGGTACTAAAATGTATGACTCAATAAATCATACCTATCAGTTCACAGAAGCTCGTCACATGAATTTAATCGTCAAGCTTGACTGGGATTTACTCCCACAAGTAGTAACAGACGTAATCAGATTCCACGCAGGTGTACTACTATGTAGCATCGACTTGGAAGACTCAGCTAAAGCAGGTGAACAAGCAGAATTCGCAAACAACGCTTACATGAAAATGAAGAAGACTAACTTACGTAGTAGACGTACAAACATCTTTATGAATCCTCGTGTAGCCCGTGCACAATCAGGTGTACGACCTTACAACTATGGAAGCTCAGCTATAAATCCATATACTCCCGGAGGCTAAATGAGAACGTCAGGCGCACTCAAATCACTTGAATATGGTGTGACAACCGATTCATCTAAACGCTCAAGTAATAAATACCTAGCTAAACAAGAAAACATACAGACAGTAGTTGGTGACGGCTTATACCGTAGACAACCACTAGAAGTAGTCAAGTCAGCAGTAGACACTTGGCTAGTCTCGAATCCAACAGGTAGTGTATACACACAATCTTTTGAGATGTATGACAAGACATATTGGTTAATCGTATTTTACGAAGGTACAACGCTGGCTATGAAAACCATGGACAGCCTTGGTGTAGTGACTGACGTTACTGTAGACCCTCTAATAGATACAGCTTACTTCATAGGTCTTGGAAAAGACGATATTGACATATCCGTAAACGGAGACACCCTATACGTAACTAACAAAACTCTAGTAGTACGTAACCTTGGTGTCATACGTAATTCAGCAACGCACTCATACATTAAAATCGTAAGAGCACCACTTGCAGGAACAACAGTTAAAGTAACATACGAAGACATGTCAAGTACAGTACGTACCGTGAGCTACCCAGTATCAACAGCAGCAGGTGGCAATGGTACAGACATAGTAGCTACAGGAATTGTAGCTCTAATCTCAGCACAGTCACCAAACTTGACTAGCATAGCTAATCGAGGTTCATCAATTGCCTTTGGCAGAAACGATGGTGAGTACGCTAAAGTAAGTGTAGAAGATAATGAAGGTGGTGCCGTGATGAAAGCAATCAACGGTCACACACCTGATGTCCTTAACTTACCAAACTATGTGCTTAACTCTAACATTATAAAGATAGCACCTGATAACATATCAGACCGTGGTACTTACTACATGCAATCAGTGGTAGACTCTTCAACAGCACCACCACCGGCACCAGTGCTAGATACAATAGTAACTGCGGGCACTAACACAATCTATCCGTATACCTATACAGGCTATCATGGATTTCCACAGTCACCTCAGTTTGGCTCAATTGCACCACCATTAACAGTAGACGGTGTACTAGTAGAAATACTGCATAATCGTCACAATGATGTCGATGGTAGCAATTACATAGAAATATTTGGAACAACTGGTTTTGAATTCACAAGCCCTACATCTATCACATGGATTACAATAATCTTTAGATTCGGACTTACAGAATTCCTAGTATGTGACGTAGGTATGGTTCCTGTAGCATATCTTACAGGTAAATATTATTTCAGAGCAACAACACCGGGAAGACTGTTAAGCGGTGGCACATACGACATATACATTAATCAACCATCAGTTGCAAGCAGTACCCTTGACCAAGTTATTTGGGAAGAGACCTCAGCAGCAGGTGAAACCTACAAGCTAGACCCCACATCAATGCCAGTCATTATGACCCGTGACATTGCTACAGATGACTTCACAGCAAATCTTGTGGAGTGGGACGATAAGCACGCAGGCTCAAACAAAACAAATCCCGACCCCGCTTTCGTAGGAAGCACAATCAATGACACATCAATCTTTCAGAACAGGTTAGTATGTTTAACCCATGACGAGATCTAGCTACACACCCTGTACGTTTGTATTCGACAGCTAAGAGTTCATCTGACTTCCACTCAGCATTAAACCACAATAAAGACTTACTAATATTCTCTAAGAGTAGACAGTACAAGTTAAGTGGTGCAGTAGCACTAACTCCACAAACAGCAGGTATGCCAGTAACATCTGCGTACACAAACTCACCACTAGTGAAACCACTTAGTTTAGGTAAGGACGTGTACTTCCAATTCAATTATGGAAACGCAGGCAGTAATACAGGCATATCAAGATACAAGTCAACAGACAGTACAGACAACCCAGACAGAGCAACACCAATAACAGAATACGTTAAGAAGTATATCCCAACAGGGACAGACGTAATCCTAGGTGACGCTAACATAGGCAACCTGTACGCAATCAACTACACAACATCAGACATCTTCGTATGTAATTACGATTCAGATGAAGACTCTAGTAGACGTGTAGAAGAACGATTGGCTTGGAGTAAATGGACACTCGACATACCAGACCTAACACGGATACTGAATGTAGCCATAGTAGAAGGAGACTTACACTTTGTAGTCCTCCGCGGATTACAGCTAGACCTTCTAAAAATACAGGTAGTAGAAAACCCAACTGAGATTAACAGATTCAGTTTGGACTACATGGTAGAGACAGAAACAGCTCTCAGTGGTATCGTAGTAATGGCACCTGCGGGTTATCCAACAACGGATGTTGCTAATGCCATACTGATAGTTAACGACCCTGAGTCTGACAGATATGGAGAAGAACTAGAGCATATATGGGTAGGTGACAGATGGTCACTCACAACACAAGACTTACCAACATCACCAGAAACACCAATCGCAGTAGGTCACAGATTTGCATCAGAGTTCTCACCTCAAACAGTACACATTAAGGATGAGAGTGGAAAGGTCAATTCAAATACCAATCTACGTATACTAAAATGGCTCGCCCACATGGAAGAGTCAGCAGATGTATGGGCTAAGATTGAAACTCCTTACTATACTATCCCAGACCAATTCTGGTCAGGCTTGATAGCTAACGACTTACATACCCGAACAGACGAAGTGGCTAACAACACATCGGTATTCGACATCGCCTACAGACAACGAGCAGACCTAGCGGTACTCTCACTGTATACAGACAGTCATCTACCAATGCACGTTACCAACGTAGAATGGCAGGGTACATACACATCACGAGGTAGACGCTTCTAATGAAGACGGACTTAATAGTACGACATAGAGTACAAGAACTAGAGACTGCTATTAAGTCCCTACCAGATAGCTATACAGAAATCC